CGACGTCGAAAAGCATTTGGACGCCAAGCGAGAGGCGCGCGAACTGGAAGCCACCGCGGACGCGGCTCGTGAAGCTCACGGCTCAGAGGGGACCGACCTGTAGGACGCCATCCTTCCGGGTCGGTTTTGGGAGACGGCCTGTGCGTAACTGCACAGGCCGTTTTCATTTGACTAGACGAAACCGGCGGCTTTAAGCTGCTCGTACGGCGTCAGTATAGGCGCCGCGCCCTCCCCCAAACTAGCGCCGCCAGCGACCTCCCCCGAGACTGGCGGCGTCTCTTTGCCGACCATCTCGAAGGTGACGTCCGTGAACTTCGGCAGCGTCGAGCCTGGCTGCAGCGGCACGCGCTCGATCGCCTTGTTCAGAGCTTCCGCCAGGAGCTTGGTCGCTTCGTTGTTCGGGTCGACGACGTTGCGGGCCGCGAACTTCTCAGGCTCGTTACGCTCCAGCACCCACTGAATGTTCTTCGAGATCACCGCCGCCATCTTGGCTTCCGACTGATGCAGGTCGATGTTGATCAGCATGTCGTTCAGGATCTCGTTGCGCACCTGTATCGCTTCGTCGTTCATCGCCTGCAACATCGGCTCCTTCTTCAAGGCCGATCGGTACTGCGCGACGCTGATGTAGGTTTTCTTGCAAGCCTCGCTGACCGTGAGGCCGGCGGCGACTTGATGGATGACGCTGACTGCCTTGGCCATCGGGACAAAAGGCAGCGAAGATGCTAAGGTCAGTTCTTTCGACATGACCCGAGGGTAACAGATGGCAGCCGTCGTCCACAAGATCGCTCCTGAAGTCGAACAGCGGTTACGCGACCTGATCTCGCAATTCCGGTACGACGCCTTCGGCTTCGTGATGGCGGTGTTCCCGTGGGGCGTAAAGGGGACGTCACTGGCCAACAAGATCGGCCCCGAGCCGTGGCAGGCCGAACTGCTGCACGCCGTATCGAGGCATGCGATCGACAACGCCAACCGCAAGCTGATGGGCTTCGACTATCTGGTCGGCCGGTTCTCGGTGGCGTCCGGTCACGGTGTCGGCAAGTCGGCGCTCGTTGCCTGGCTGAACCTGTGGCTGATGTCGACGCGTCAGGATACGCGCGGCGTCGTCACCGCCAACACCGCCGGCCAGCTACAGACGAAGACGTGGCCCGAGCTAGGCAAGTGGTACAACATGATGATTCACAAGCACTGGTTCACATGGACCGGCTCGTCGCTGTTCTACGCGCTCTATCCTGAAGACAAGGTCAAGAACTGGAAGGTCGACGCGCTGACCGTGTCGCCCGAGAACACCGAAGCGTGGGCCGGTCTGCATAACGAGACGGGCACGGTGTACGTCATCTTCGACGAGGCGTCCGGTATCGACAAGGCGCTGTGGGGTGTCGCCGAAGGCGCCTTCACGGACGGCGAGCCGTGGTTCTTCGTGTTCGGCAATCCGACGCAGCCTGACGGCAGCTTCGCCGACACGCATCTCGCCGACCCGCACAACAGATGGAAGAAGTGGAATGTTGACAGCCGTGAAGTCTCCCACACCAACAAGTCTCACATCGCCGATCTCATACGAGCTAACGATGGTGTCGACAACGACTACATCAGGATCCGCGTACTCGGACAATTCCCCACTAAGGCTTACGATGGTTTCATCTCCCCGCACGACGTCACGGCGGCGCAGCAGCGAGAGATGCACTATGACGACGGCGTCGCACTTACTATGGCCATCGACGTCTCCCGCTACGGCGACGACGAAACTGTCTTTGCGTTTCGTCAAGGCAACGACGCGCGCTCGATACCGTGGGTTACGCGGCGCGGTCTATCCACGGTCGACGTCGCCGCCTGCGCTGTTGAACTGATCCAGAAGTTCCGGCCGGATGCTGTCATCGTCGAGAGTGTCGGCCCCGGTGCCGGTGTGATCGACGTGCTGCGATCGTGGAACTACAAGGTGATCGAAGTTCACCCCGGCGCCCCGTCGTCTGAACCCAAGACGTTCCTGAACGTGCGAGCGCAGTTCTGGTCGGTGATGCGCGAGTGGATCCAAGTACGCGGCTGCCTGCCTGAACTGGATGGCGAGCTTTTCAAGCAGTTGACGACCATCCGTTACGAGACGACCGGCAGCGGCGAGACGATCCTGAAAATGGAAAGCAAGAAGGACATGAAGGCCCGCGGCGTCGGCTCGCCCGATCGCGCCGACGCGCTGATGTTGACCTTCGTCCACAAGATCCAGCGTCGCGATAAAGACATCGCCGCTAGGGCTGGTATGGGGCCATCGACAAGAAGGGCCAAAACAGACTATGATGAAATGGCATACTGACCGTGGGGCCTAATGGGCGAAGTAGTCAAAGCCATCTTCGGCGGCGGTGGAGGCGGTCAAGCCACCAACATCATCATGCCGTCAACGCCGGCCCCGGCTGCGCCGATCGCGCCGACGCCTGTCGCGCCGCCACCTGACCGCAGCGACGTCGACATCCAGGCGGCAGCCGCAGCGCAGCGCAAGAAGTACGGGCTTGGGGGCGGGCGCACGCAGACCAACCTGACCGGCGGCTTGGGCGTCCCTTCGGGCTCGACCTACAGTGCCGTGGCCAACCTGCTCGGCGGCACCAATGGCTGAAGTCACGGTTGGCGAAAACAGTTTCGCCGTCGACAAGGTGAAAGCGTATCGCGAGGCACAGCGTATTCGCAATCCGCTTGAAGCCGACTGGCGCGAAGTGTCCCGTCTCGGACTGCCACGGCACTACAGCGGTTGGACGATCCAGAACGGGCCGCAGACTGCGGCCGGCACGGGCGCTGCTCGGCAGTCGCGTATTGCGACCTACGACAGCACGCTCATGCGCGCGTTGCCGATGTACGCCGCGGTGCTTGAACGCATCCTGACGCCCGGCACGCAGATTTATCACACGTTGCAGGCGCAGGACGATCGGGCCAAGCAATCGCGCGCTGTTACGCTCGGGCTTGAAAAGTTGAACGCGGCTCTGTTCAAGTACCGCTACGAGTTCGCCGCCGGCTTCTCGAACGCACAGGCCGAAACGTACGTCTCGGGCGGCGCCTACGGCAACGCTGGCAAGCTGATCACCTGGCGCGAACCCAACAGGCAGATGAAGCGCCGCGGCGGTCTGTTATATCGTAACATTCCGTTCCGCAATCTGTTTTGGGACATCGACGACGACGAGCAGATTTATAATCGCTTTCGCCGCATCGACTGGACGGCGCAGCAGGCGGTGCTGGCGCTCGGCGACAAGTGCCCGAAGCCAATCGCCGAAGACGCCAAAAAGACGAGCGGCGCCGACGCGAACAAGACGTACGAGTTCTTTCACTGCATTTGCCCGTCACAGGACTACGACGAAAGCGCATTGGACTACCGACGCCATCCGTTCGGCTCCTACTACATCTACGTCGCCGTGCCGACTGTCGTGCAGGAGGCGTCCGGCTATTCGTCGTGTCCGCTGGTCATCTCGCGATCGGCCACCGAAGGCGGCATGCCGTACGGCTACGGCGAAGCGCAGACGGTGCTGTCGACGGTTGGCCTGCTGAACGCGCAAAAGAAAACGTGGATCCGTTCCGGCCAGTTGGCGCTGAACCCGCCGTTGCTGACGCGCGACGACGGCGTGATGAACGGCACCGTCGATCAGACGCCGGGCGCCGCGAACCCCGGCGGCGTCGACGCGCAGGGCCGCAAGATGGTTCAGGCGATGGACGTCGGCAACGTCACCATGGCCGAGAAGCTGATCGCCATGGAACAAGATGACGTCAAGGCGGTCCTGTTCGGCAAGATCTTTGAAGTCCTGAAGGATCAGCCGCAGATGACGGCGACGCAGGTGCTTGACATCGCCGCACGCGAAGCCGGTCAGTTGGCGCCGACGATGGGCCGCTACCAGGCCGAAGATCTCGGGCCGACCGTCGAGCGCGAGATCAGCTTGCTCGCCGAGCACGGGCAACTGGCCAAACTCGAACTGCCGAGCGAACTGTCGGACTTGGAGTACGCGCCCATCTACACGTCGTATCTTGCAAAGAGCCAGCACAGCGAGAGCGTCAGCGGCTTCATGCGCATTACCGAGATGGCCATGAACGTGGCGAAGCAGACCGGCGACAACCGGCCGGTGCGCCGGCTGAACTTCGACCTGGCGCTGCCCGAGATCGCAGCGCAACAGGGCGTGCCGTCGCGTTGGGTCAAGAGCGACGAAGAGATGGCAGCCAGCGACGCCGAAGCGGCGCAGCGCCAGAAGACGGAAGACATGATTTCGGTTGCGCCGGCCGCGGCGTCTGTCGGCAAAGCGATGATGGACAAGAACGGCGGACAGACCACGCAGTTGCCGTCGTGAGCGACGAATTAGGGCTCGATCAAGAGTTCAATCTGACGGATCAGATCGACATTGATCGCGTCGTCGACAAGAACATCAAGCTCGACATGGCGCGCAACCTGTTACGCGCCCGCAAGGAAGCTTATACGCGAGTGTTCATCGCCGGCAACGCAACGCCTGGCGACTGTCAGATCGTGATGGAAGATTTGCGGCGGTTCTGCCGATCGAAGAAGTCCACGTTTCACCCCAATGTGCAGATGGCGGCACGACTGGATGGGCGACGCGAAGTCACCCTGCGCATCGACGAATATATCGAACTGTCCGTCGATGAACTTTTGGCAATGAAGTTCGTACAGGAGACGTAGCACCATGACCGACGCAGCCGGCCTTGCATCAGGCACCCCGCCTGCAGCCGCAGGGACACCCGGAGCCTTCACTTGGTCCCCGGATCTCGAAGCACCAGTCGTCGATTTGCTGAAGTCGAAGGGCGTCTACGACGACCCGGCTATCGGCATCCCGAAGTTGGCGCGTTCGTACTACGAAGCCAACAAGGCGTTGTCTGGTGGTGACGTCATCATCGCGCCGGCCGACTGGACCAACAACGAAGCCGTCGAGAAGTACCTGGCCAAAGTGCGGCCCGCTGTTGAGACGGACTACGACGTGAAGTTCGGCGATGGCGTCAAGGATCCTGAAGGCTTGGGCAACTTCGCGAAGAAGTTGTTTCACGGGCTTGGCGTTCCGAAGGCACTCGCGCCGAAGGGCGTCGAGATGGTGCAGAAGTTCATCACCGAAAGCGCGGCCATGTCGGCGACGGCCGCGGGTCAGGCGAACGAGGCGGCCATCAAGGCGCTCGAAACCAAGCTCGGCAAGGACGTGTTCACTGCCGGCACAGCCAACGCGCAGGCGGTGTTCAAGAACCTGGCCGCGAAGGGCGCGATCTCGAAGGAAACGCTTGCTGCTGTCGAGGCCAACATCGGCGCCGCGCCGCTGCTCGAACTGCTGTTCGCGATCGGCTCGAACATGGTCAAGGAAGGCACGGTGATCGGCAACGGAGGCGGCGCACCGCCGACAGATCCGACGCAGATGACGCCGCAACAGGCCGAAGCTGCGATCACGGCGCTGCAGGGCGACAAGGAGTTTCAGGAGAAGTACCTGAA